CGACAAGCGTATGCGTCGAGAAATGCCGCAAAAGTTTCAGGGTGACAAGAAAAGCGTCCCGTCTGTCACACCTGCTGGGAGCGGTAATCGTTCCTTAAAAAGCGGACGGAAAAAGCAAGTGGAGCTTAATCCCGGTCAAGTACGCTTGGCTGAAAGATTAGGAGTGCCCTTGGATAAATATGCTGCTCAAGTAGCTAAACTTGAAAATCGGAGAGACTGATATGGCAGATCGTACCTCACGCGAAACACAAACGCGGGAGCGCCAAGAGCGCAAAGTTTGGAGGCCCGGATCAGCCTTAGAAGCACCGGAAGCCCCTTTGGGGTATAAACATCGTTGGATTCGTGAATCCGTGATGGAGTTTGACGACAAAACTAACGTCCATAAGCGGCGACAAGAAGGATACGACCTCGTTCGTGCAGAGGAATATCCCGAATACTCAGGTCCAGTTGTAGACGAGGGGCGCAACGCAGGCATCATTGGTGTCGGCGGTTTGGTTCTTGCTCGAATCCCCGTCGAGTTGGCAGATCAACGTAATCAGCACTACCAAGGTGTTACACAAAACCAAATGGAAGCTGTTGATCGCGATTGGATGCGCGAAAATAACCCCGCGATGCCGAAAATGGCACCGCAGCGTAAAACCTCTGTGAGCTTTGGCTCACGACCTAAATCTGATGGAGAATAAGGATGTCTAACTACGACGCACCTTTTGGCCTTCGTCCATCACGTACAAGTATTAGTTCACAACAACAGAACCGTTACCGTATTGCTTCAGGCTATGGTACTGCTATTTTCCAAGGCGACCTAGTTGCCATGGTAACTGGCGGTGGCATTGAGCGTGTTGCTGCAGGTGGTTCAGGGCTGATCCTTGGCGTGTTTAATGGCTGTAACTATACAGACCCGACGACAGGCAAACCAACATGGTCAAACTACTATCCCGGTAGTGTGGCTGCATCTGACATCATTGCAGACGTAATTGATGATCCAAATGCAACATTCGAAGTACAAGCAAACGCTGCATTCCCTGTAGCTGACCTTGCAGGTAACTTCGACATCGTTGACAACTCACCTGTAGGTGACACCACTTCTGGTGGTTCTCGTATGGAGCTTGCAGTATCAACTGGCGCGACAACAGCAACATTGCCGTTGAAAGCGATTGATATTTCTCAAGACCCTGAGAACAGCGATGTTTCATCAGCGAACACTAACGTGATCGTTAAAATCAACAACCACCTGTTCAGTGCTGGCACTGCAGGTCTGGCATAAGGAGAGAAGTGACTCATGGCTATTTCAAGATCACAACTCGTTAAAGAACTAGAGCCGGGCCTTAATGCTTTGTTCGGTATGGAATATGACCGCTATGAAAATCAGCATGCGGAAATCTATGAAACAGAGGCATCAGATCGTGCTTTTGAAGAAGAGGTTATGCTGGTCGGATTTGGAAATGCTCCAACGAAGAACGAAGGTTCTGGTGTCCAGTTTGATAACGCAAATGAAGCATACACTGCTCGTTATACACACGAGACAGTTGCGCTTGCATTCGCACTAACAGAAGAAGCTGTTGAAGACAACCTGTATGACCGCCTTGGTGCGCGTTATACTCGTGCGTTGGCTCGTTCTATGGCTCACACAAAGCAAGTTAAAGCTGCTGCAACATTGAACAATGCGTTCGATAGCAACTTTACTGGCGGTGACGGCAAAGAACTTTGTGCAACTGACCACCCACTAGCTGGTGGTGGTACGTTCCGCAACGAACCTTCAACTGCTGCTGACCTCAACGAAACATCACTTGAGAATGCTCTTATCGACATCTCAACATTCGTTGACGAACGCAACATGATCATTGCTCTACGCGGCACTAAGTTGATCATTCCACCACAATTGCAATTCGTTGCAGATCGTTTGTTGGAATCAACTCTACGTGTTGGCACAGCAGACAATGATGTTAACGCGATCCGTAACATGGGTATGCTTCCAGAGGGTTACACTGTTAACCACTTCTTGACCGACCCAGATGCGTTCTTCATTAAGACTGACGCACCTAACGGCTTCAAGCATTTTGAGCGTTCACCAATGCGCACAAACATGGAAGCGGATTTCGACACAGGCAACATGCGCTTTAAAGCTCGTGAGCGTTATAGCTTTGGCTATTCTGACCCACGCGCAGTATTCGGTTCACCCGGAGCGTAATCTGTGCTACAATAGGGGCAGAACATTCTTCATGTTTTGCTCCTTACTTTAGAGGCGGCTACAGTCGCCTCTTTCTTTTTGAGTCATTTGTGTTATTCTGAGTGCGTCCCTGACAGTCACATGGTGTGGCTGACACTAGCCAAGACAGGAGAACAAAATGGCTAATACTACTTTTAGCGGTCCAGTGCGCTCAAAAGGCGGTTTCGTAGAGATTGACGAAAACGCTACAACTGGTGCAATCACAGAGAACATTTCTATCACACACGATGGAACAAACAGCGTTGTGATCATCAAAGATTTACCGACTTCTGATCCAACTGTCGCAGGGCAGCTATGGAGCAACTCAGGTGTTGTGACTGTCTCCGCTGGATAAGGAGATAGATCATGGCAGGTCCAGTAAAGGCATATAACTTCGCGCAAGGTGACTCTGCGGCTGTTGTTGGTGACTCACGTTCACGCATCCGTCAGATTGTAATTTACGCGGCTGCGGCTGGCGCATTTACAATCAAGAACGGCAGTGCGTCTGGCGAAACTCTTATTGAGCAAACCTTTTCGACAGGTATGCACCATCTGAACATTCCAGATGATGGTATCCTTGCGACAAGCGGTGCTTATGTAAGTGCATTCACAGGCGCAAGCAACGAATTGACAATCTTTTTGTCATAAGGAGTACAAATGGCTAACTTTCGTTCCATAACACAAGTTGGAACATCTGAGCCATTTGAGCTTCAGGTGGCCCGTGGTCAAATTACGGGTCACAATTCGCTTTTTAAGTTCGGCAACAACTCCACTGTTGGAGACAGTTTGGAAACTATATGGGCAGAAGGTGGCCTTTATAGTTACTTGACTGCGGCAACTGTTCTAAAAGTTTCTAGCTCATCTACAGACGACACTTCTGCGGGAACAGGGGCAAGGACAGTTCAACTGTACGGACTAGATGGTGACTACAACGAAATAAACGAACTCGTTACCTTAAACGGGCAAACTGCTGTAAACACCACGCAATCGTTTTTACGCATAAATCGTATGGTTGTGCGTTCTGCGGGATCGGGTGGAGAAAATGCAGGTGTTATTTATGCGGGAACAGGTACGATAACGACAGGTGTCCCTGCAAATGTTTATGCTTCCGTAAACGGAGTAGTAGGATCAAACCAAAGTCTAATGGCTCTTTGGACTGTTCCTGCGGGATACACGGCGTACTTGTCCCAGTATGACATATCTAATGGAACAACGTCTAACACCCCTGCGGTCTGCAAATTAATCTTGGCGGTGAGGCCACATGGCGAAGTTTTTCAATCAAAAGATGTTAAGTCTTTAACAACAGGGATGCACGTTGAAGAAACTTTTGCAATTCCGCAAAAATTTACAGAAAAAACAGACATAGAAGTACGGGCAATATCGTCTTCCAGCTCTGTCAGTTTTGATATTTCTGCGGCGTTTGAGATTATTTACATTAAAAACGAGGATTGGACAAATGGCTCGTAAAAAAGAAAATCCAATACGCAAAACCACTGGCAAGGGCGGTAATTATCGTAAGACCAAAGCTGGTGCAGGCATGACCAAAAAGGGTGTTGCCGCGTATCGTAAAGCAAATCCCGGTTCTAAGTTAAAAACCGCTGTAACTGGTAAGGTTAAGAAGGGCAGCAAAGATGCAAAGCGGCGTAAATCGTTCTGCGCACGTTCCGCAGGTCAGATGAAGAAGTTTCCCAAAGCAGCAAAAGACCCTAATTCACGCCTAAGACAAGCAAGGAAAAGATGGAAGTGCTAATGGCTGAGAAAACTGTTCACGAAATTGAGCTAGAAATGGTCAAGTTTCAAGCCCAACAAGATCATCTTGTGACTAGCGTTGATAAGCTGCAATCTGACATGAAAGAGATTAAGATTGCTGTTTTTCAAGCTAAGTGGATGATTGTTGGTGCGATTGTTTTTGCTGGTCTAATGAATAGTGAGCTTTTCATGGAAGTTATCTTGGGGATTGGTAAATAATGGCGATTGGTCGCTCTCAAATGTCTCAACAGGTGTCTAAGCCACCTATGAAGAGAAAGGTGAAGAAAAATGCCAAAAGACGCATGCTATCGAAAGGTAAAAGAAAGATACAAAGTGTTTCCAAGCGCATACGCAAGCGGGGCAATCGCAAAGTGTCGTAAAGTTGGTGCAAAAAACTGGGGAAACAAAGTTCAAAAGGCTGCTAAAGGTGGCGAGATAATGCCGTCAAATGAGTTTCGCAAGCGTCCAGTGCGCCGTATGTTAGGCGGCGGAGAGGCGATTGCAAATGGATGCGGTAAAGTGATGACAAATCGTCGTAAAGTGACAAAGATGAGCTAATGGCTGTTCGTAAGACAAAAAAGGGTGCTGCACTCAAGCGTTGGTTTAAAGAGGAATGGAAAGATGTCCGTACTGGCAAGGCTTGTGGTCGCAAAAAGGGAGAAAAGCGAGGCACACCATATTGCAGACCAACAAAGCGTGTGAGTTCTAAAACACCAAAAACAGCGTCAGAGATGACATCGACTGAAAAGCGTAGTAGAATAGCCCAAAAGAAGCGTCTTGGACAACCTGCAGGAAAACCGAAGCGCGTTAAGTCGCTTAGAAGGAAAAAGAAATGACCGTATCAGGCTCAACAGACTTTGAATTAGATGTCGCAGAGTACATCGAAGAGGCTTTTGAGCGTTGTGGCTTGGAAGCCCGTACAGGTTATGATTTGCGTACAGCAAAGCGTTCTTTGAACCTTATGTTTGCAGATTGGGCTAACCGTGGCCTAAATCAGTGGACAATCAAGCAAAGAACCATCACAGCGGTAGAATCTGATGGCGATTACACGCTAGATGGCGATGTTATAGACATTTTGTCCGCAGTTGTTCGTCGTAGCGGTACAGATTACACCATAGATCGCATCAGCCGTGATGAATATCTAGCAATTCCAACAAAAACAACGACTGGTCGCATTACTCAGTTTTTCGTTGATCGTCAGATAACGCCCGTTTTGAAGGTTTGGCCTGTGCCAGACAACAGTACAGATGTCATTGTATATGACTGTCTAACTCGTATTGATGACGCAGATACACAAACAAACACTGCAGATGTTCCATTCCGCTTTTATCCCTGTCTTTCCGCAGGATTAGCATATTACATTGCACTAAAACGTGCGCCTGAACGCGTTCAGATGTTAAAAGCAGTGTATGAAGAAGAAATGCGCCGTGCGATTGACGAAGATAGAGATCGTGCATCTTTCCAAATAACACCAAGTTTAAGGAATTATCGCATTGTCTAAATTCGCAACAGGTAAATGGGCCTACGGCATTTCAGACCGATCTGGTTTCAGATATCGGTTAAAAGACATGCGTAAAGAGTGGAATGGCCTTCTTGTTGGTAAAGATGAATGGGAAGAAAAGCATCCACAATTAGAGCCTTTACGTGTTCCCCCAGACCCACAGGCTATTAAAGATGCAAGACCTGAGCCTGATTTGTACCAAGAAAGAAATATTCAGTGGAGTTGGAATCCCGTTGGTGGACCCTCTGACGATGATTTGACTCCTAATAGATTAAAAATGACAGGCTCTGTGGGAGCAGTTACGGTGGTGACAACATGAGTTTTACATACGCACAGCTTAAACAAGCCATTCAGGACTACACTGAAAATGACGAAACTACATTTGTCACAAACCTGCCTTTGTTTATTCGTCAGGCCGAAGAGCGTATTTTAAAAAGTGTTCAGCTTAGTTTGTTTCGCAAGAACGCAACAGCAACCACAACAGCAAGCAATAAATACTTAGCATGTCCAAGTGACTTTCTAGCTCCGTTTTCTTTGAGTCTTGCAGGTGCTGATGGAGACAAGTTCTTTATCGACTTTAAAGACCCTAGCTTTTTGCAAAGCTACACGCCCGATGCAACTACTGAAGGTGCCCCACGTTACTATTCAGTTTTTGATATAGATAACTTTCTCTTGGCCCCGACTCCAGACACAACATATACGGCTGAACTTCACTATTTCTACCGTCCGTTAAGTCTTACAGCGGGTTCTGATAGTGGTACAACTTGGTTGAGTATAAATGCAGAGTTAACTCTTCTTTACGGCTCTCTTGTTGAGGCATATTTATTTATGAAGGGTGAACAAGACATGATGGCTTATTATGATAAGCGGTTTACTGAATCTCTATCTGGCCTCAAGATGTTAGGTGAAGCCAAAGAAACAACAGATGAATACCGCACTGGTAAAGTTATAAGGGCGAAACAATAATGTTTAAGGTAGATGTAAGTGTTCCACAAAACGACTCTATCGTAGGCGTTCGCACTACAGAGAA